GGCCCTCGCATGCCTTCTCGTTATCAATAATAATGATAATGAAGAGGCTGTCCCTCATGTCAGGAGTGCAGCTAAGATGAGTCGTGTAAGACAAACCTTGGGTGATACCCAAACTGGTGTCACCAATAGGTTCGGTCAATACGACCCTGGCTATAGTATGGTGAATTACGCGAAGACTACTTCTGATGAAGTAGCCCCCGGCGATAATTTGGCGTTCCATAGTTCGGTCCGGTCGTTTACCGGATTCCTATTGAACGCACCCTATCAAGGATATTATGTTGTCGAATGGCGTAATAAGCTAGTCGACGCTATAAGATCCCAGGGTACAAACTTTGGCCATTTAGCTGTGTCTGGAATCCCGACCTTGCCTGCGTTAGCAGAAAAGGCTGCTGCAAGAACTACACCATCGCGTCCTTATGTGGACGTGCCGGTTGAACTCTTGCAACTAGGTGATTTGGTGAAAGATATCAAAAATCTTGGTGACAACTTACTCCTGAGTCAAACTCGGGGGTTTCGTCGAACCACTCAAGCTATAGGCAGTCATGCCCAGAACTTGGGTTCAGCAAATCTCAGCTTGCAATTTGATTTATTGCCACTAGCTGAGGACCTTCTTAAAATCTGTAATTTCCAAGAACAAGTCGATCGACGTGTTAAGGAAATTCAGAGATTACGGTCCGCTAAGGGACTCCGACGGACTATAAAGCTCGGTGAGTTGGGAGATTATGAGGCTACAATACCTCTAACTTCCTGGAACCCGCAGTCGTTTGACGTATATATTAATTCGTCATATTCTGCGAGAACTCGTGTTAGGTTAGGAGCCCATTGTAGGTGGTTACCTACTATGGATCTCTCTAATCTATCAGCCGGCTCTATGCGTGAGCTAGCCCGCAAGGCTGTATTAGGCTTAACGTTCGATGGTTCGAGCGCTTGGCAACTAATACCCTGGTCGTGGCTAGTTGATTGGTGTTATAATATTGGCGATTGGTTTAAAGTCAATCGTAATATTATTCCCGCTCAGCTTGAGAGTGTTTGTATTCTCAGGCACACGCGTTCGGAATACGTAGACGAGGGTTGGTCTGTCCCCTTCGGGAGTCAGACTTTAACTCTATCTCGCGGCGTTAATTTCGCCGAAGATAAGGAACGTATCCCAACAGTCGCTTATCCTGATGCCCAATTCCCGTTCTTATCGGGAAATCAGTTGGGTATTCTTGGTTCGTTAGCAATAACGGGCAGAAGAACCCGTTAGAGCAACACGTCCACAAGAAAGTGAGTAGAATATGTTCGCAGATCCAGCTGTCGTCACCATCAATGCGGTGGCCAAGAACCTCGTCAAAATCAATCAAGATCGGTACTCATCCGAGTACCTTCTTCGATCGACTACTGAAGAGTTTCGGCTAAACATCAGGAATAGCTCGTATTATGATAAGAAGCGTGGCGTCAATATTGATCGTCACAACGTCGAAATCATTGATACGGTATTTCCTGTTGCTCCAGCAACACTTTCCACTGTTAGGAAAGTGTACTGCGTTATCGAAAATCAACAGGGTGATACCCTAACTGATCCTCGTAACGTAGCGCTTGGGATATTCGCATATCTTACGAGTGCGAACATCGACAAACTGATGAATTCCGAGTCCTAAATTTCGTAAAGAATTTTAGGATAAGAACTCGGATGACTGCGGCATTCTGCGGCTTGGATCTTAACCTCCCTTTAAAAGGAAGCCAAGATGAAAAGCCAAGTGAATGCTCTACTCCATGTCGTACAAAATGGCTTATTCAAAGATGCCATTTTGACATACCCGGCATTAGAGGGTTCTCTTCTTAAAGATATGAGAAGACTCGCCCTTTATTGTCAAAGTCGAGGCCTAGGGTTCTTCACCCTGGATCTTCCGCACTTACATTCCATATTTCTTAATGGAGTGAAAGAGGGACGCCTTAGTCTTGAG